ATGCAAACCGTTATTTTTGGTCGTCCAGGTTGCCCTTACTGTGTGCGTGCAAAAGATCTGGCTGAGAAATTGAGCAATGAACGCGATGATTTCCAGTATCAGTATGTAGATATTCGTGCGGAAGGGATCACTAAAGAAGATCTACAACAAAAGGCAGGTAAACCCGTAGAAACCGTGCCGCAGATTTTTGTCGATCAGCAACATATCGGCGGCTATACCGATTTTGCTGCATGGGTGAAAGAGAATCTGGACGCCTGATCGTCTGACAAGCCCTCGCGTTGAGGGCTTTATTGATTTTTTCTGTGCTGTGGTTTAAACAAGCTACTGATAAATAAGAAACACAATGCCCCCAGCGCACACCAGAACACCGCACTTAATAACCATGCCAGCTCTTGCCAGAATGAGCGCGTCGGTGAAAAAAACAGCCGCATAATGAGCATCGAACAGGGTGCCGCCAGCATTGCGCCAAACAGAGGTTTCAGGACTTCTCTACGATGTGAAAAGAAGCTGGCAACTGCACCAGGAAGAATGAAAAATAGCAAACCGATTTCAGGATGCCCGGCAGCCCGAAAAGCGCCTTTCATGTGCGTCGCCAGAAAAAGACACACCACAATGAAGAGGACAAAACAGCAGATTGCCCCCGCCCAACGTTGTTTATGTTTCACTCGTTCCTCCTGACACTGCGTCTATCGAACACATTTTTCGCCAGTGTGGCGTTCAGTAAGATAAAGCCGCTTCGCATTCCATGCTAATATAGGCCAACGCAATTCATATAGCCGTTGATACCTAATGTGATTACACTAGTAAAATATATTGTTACTTTACTATCGTTTAGGTGCGCTGAATGAATCTGCGCCCTGAATTCTGGTAAAAAACATTATCGTAAATTACCATTTCTTTCAACAGCTTACTAGTAAACAAGAAGTTAGCCTCCGTGAATATAAACGTCGCCGAATTGTTAAATGGGAATTACATTCTGTTATTATTTGTGGTCCTCGCGCTTGGGCTATGTCTCGGGAAATTACGACTTGGTTCGATCCAACTGGGTAATTCCATTGGCGTTTTAGTCGTATCGCTGTTATTAGGCCAACAACATTTCAGCATTAACACCGACGCGCTTAATCTTGGCTTTATGCTGTTTATTTTCTGCGTCGGGGTCGAAGCCGGACCGAACTTTTTTTCCATTTTTTTTCGCGATGGGAAAAATTACCTAATGTTAGCACTGGTGATGGTTGGCAGTGCGCTGGTGATCGCCTTAGGGTTAGGTAAGCTGTTTGGCTGGGATATTGGCCTGACGGCCGGTATGTTAGCTGGCTCTATGACGTCGACACCGGTTCTGGTCGGTGCTGGCGATACACTGCGTCATTCCGGCATGGAAAGCAGGCAGCTCTCACTGGCACTGGATAATCTGAGCCTCGGGTATGCCTTAACCTATTTAATCGGTCTGGTGAGTTTGATTGTTGGTGCGCGTTACTTGCCGAAATTGCAGCATCAGGACTTACAGACCAGCGCCCAGCAAATCGCCCGCGAACGTGGCCTGGACACTGATGCCAACCGTAAGGTTTATTTACCGGTGATCCGCGCCTACCGCGTCGGCCCGGAGCTGGTGGCCTGGACCGACGGCAAAAATCTGCGTGAACTGGGTATTTATCGACAAACTGGCTGCTACATTGAACGTATTCGACGTAACGGGATTCTGGCGAATCCAGACGGTGATGCTGTGCTACAAATGGGCGATGAAATAGCGTTGGTAGGCTATCCCGACGCCCACGCACGACTCGATCCCAGCTTCCGTAACGGCAAAGAAGTTTTCGATCGTGACCTTCTCGACATGCGTATCGTCACTGAAGAAGTGGTCGTTAAAAACCATAACGCCGTGGGCAAACGTCTCGCACAACTGAAGTTGACCGATCACGGTTGCTTCCTTAACCGCGTCATTCGTAGCCAGATTGAGATGCCGATAGATGACAACGTCGTGCTTAACAAAGGTGACGTTTTACAAGTCAGCGGCGATGCCCGTCGCGTAAAAACCATCGCCGATCGCATCGGCTTTATCTCGATTCACAGCCAGGTCACTGACTTGCTGGCATTCTGCGCCTTCTTTGTTATTGGGCTGATGATCGGGATGATCACCTTCCAGTTCAGCACATTCAGTTTCGGCATGGGGAACGCTGCCGGGTTGTTATTCGCCGGAATTATGCTGGGCTTTATGCGCGCTAACCACCCGACCTTCGGTTACATTCCGCAGGGTGCATTAAGCATGGTGAAAGAGTTCGGCTTAATGGTGTTTATGGCAGGCGTTGGTCTGAGCGCCGGTAGCGGTATTAATAACGGCCTGGGCGCGATTGGCGGTCAGATGTTGATTGCCGGATTGATTGTCAGTCTTGTGCCAGTGGTTATCTGTTTCTTGTTCGGTGCTTATGTATTGCGAATGAACCGCGCACTGTTATTCGGCGCAATGATGGGCGCACGCACCTGCGCGCCGGCAATGGAGATCATCAGTGATACAGCTCGCAGTAACATCCCGGCGCTGGGCTATGCGGGCACCTATGCAATCGCCAACGTCCTGCTGACGCTGGCAGGGACAATCATCGTCATGGTATGGCCAGGATTAGGATAAAACTGAAGTTGCCCTGAAAATGAAATTTTTTTGCACAACCGCAGAACTTTTCCGCAGGGCATCAGTCTTAATTAGTGCCACTGCTTTTCTTTGATGTCCCCATTTTGTGGAGCCCATCAACCCCGCCATTTCGGTTCAAGGTTGATGGGTTTTTTGTTGTCTGAAATTTATGCCGTTTAAAATCATGACGTTAGAAGCACTGTTTTTTAACGATGGCGACAAAATGGCGGCAGCGTCAAAGAGAGAGCGCCACCTGTCCTGATTTCATTGGATGCGGCTGAACCGGATTTGACTCTTTTGGCGTTGCAATCGAACGAACAAAAGTTTCATGGGTTACAAAAGTATGGCTGCAGTTAATATTCTGGCACTGGTTGTAACGCTCTTTGGTCAATGAAGATACCTGAAAACTGCTGCGAGTATGGGCGGCACTTCCACACAGTGGGCAAATCATCATTTTTCGAGTTCTCCCCATTTTTGCTAAATTCACAATAATGATACCGCATTATTCCATTTTGCAAACTTAAAAGTTCTCCATTGCGAAGAATCATTCCATTTCGAAATCATCAATCCTCACTTCAAGCTCCAGACTGGTCGTAAAACCGTTATCCGGGCTGACGGTATGCGTCAGAGTCGTAATGGTCCATTCCGCATCATCTATCGGCTGTTTAAAACCACTGACCTTCACAGGCATTTCCGTGTAGAGATCTGCCCGCCCTTCTGCCAGTTGTAGCGAAAATGACGCAACGCCGCGTTGCAGGCGTTCCCACTGCATTTTCGCCGCTCGTTCGGCGTTGCTCCGGTTGGCATAAGTGCGATTAAGTACCAGCACGTTTTCATCCGTACCCACCAGGTAATCGCCCTGCTTCGCTTCTGGCTCTTTCTTCTGCTTCTTAGTTCTGCGCTTACGCTTCACCGTGGTGCTTTCTTTCTTCGCAGGTTCGCGGGTATGCAACCAGCTGGCAATTACGCCCGTGTAGGCTCCGCGATCTGCCAGGGTAAATCGGTGACTGTCGCCGTCCTTGCGTGTGATAGTGATCACTGGCAGAGGTTTACCAGTGGCGCTTTTGCCCTGCCCCTGCCGGATGAATAACAGATTGCCATTTTTCACCGACGCGATGGCACCGTACTGTCGCGCCAGCCGCATCAGAAAACTGCCGTCACTCTCATTAGTCTGGTCTATATGCTCCACGGGCTTATCCGACAGGTCTTTACCCAGTGCCATCTTCAGCTTGTGCCGCGCGGCTATTTCCTTCACCACTTCCCCGACGGTGGTCTTATGCCACGATTTTTCACGGCGGGTATTCAGCGTTTCCCGAAAATCAGCACTTCGCGCCCGGATAGTCAGGCGGTCCGGTGCGCCAGTGTGTTCAATCTCGTCCACTGTGAATGCCCCTTTCGGGAAAAGCGGCTGCCCCTTCCAGCCCAGCGCCAGCGTAATAACCGCACCACGGCGCGGCAGCACGATTTTTCCGTCAGCGTCATCCAGCTCCAGATCAAGCTGGTCCGCTTCAAAGCCCCGGTTATCCGTCAGCGTCAAACTCATCAGGCGGTTATCCAGCACAGTGGTGATATCCCTGCCCTCAATACTGATGCTGAATGCGGGAGTTTTGTTGCCTTTGTTAAGCAGTTCAGAGCTGAAATTCACGACAGCAGCCCTCCCACCGTTTTACTGATATCGCTTAAGGCAGACGTTGCCGTGTCCTGCAGATTATTCAGTTGCGCACTGAGATCACCGAACATATCGGACAGGGATTCATCCACTCGTTTGAGCGACAGGGTGAACTCAATCCGGCGCGGCATACCGTCGCGGAAAAACTCCGTTTTAGTCTGATTCAGTCCCTCAATCACATACATGCCGTAAATCGTGCCGCTGCCTTCAATCAGGGGCCATGCTTTCCCCTGTTCTGCCATCTGCTCCAGTGCCAGCAACGACAGCCTGCCGCCTGTTATTTCCGGCATAAGAACACCGGAAAGCGTCAGCATGTCGTTTTCCGGTCCCAGAAACTGCGTGGACGGACGTCGGTTTACCCGACTGTTTGCCGCATGTCGCCAGCTGCGTTGATACTGCAGTTCCTGATACGGAACGGTGCGCAGCATAAACACGTACAATCCCAGCACCATCATCATGCGTCGTATCCCCCCTGATCGCTGTAGTTACTCCTGGCTTTTGCCTTCAGCCTGCGTTCACGTTCATCAAGCTGGCGTGCCACCTCCCGCGCAATATCCTGCGCACTTTGTCCTGGCTGCGTCTGAATGATGATCTGCGTCGGTGCCTCAATCCGTTGAACGAGCGGCACAGTGGCTGCGCGACTCACAATTGCTTCTCCACCTTTCGCGGGAAGTGCCAAAGGGTGCAACGGTGGAAGCTCTGCTGGCGCGGCAGCAACGCCCATCATTCCGGCAACAACGGCAGCCAGTGCAGCTGTATTTCTCCGGCTGGTCACATTTGCCGGGCCGTTAACAATTTCCGGCCCGTTTTCACCGACGATGCCAAACTGCCCGCGCGGGATATACCCGCCGCTGTCATACATCCCCGCAAAGCCATATCCCCATGATGGAAAACCACCCGATGGCATCATCACTTTACCGTCTGCATTCACCGTCGCAGGTTGCTGACGCGTCACGCTTTCCGGCAGTTTTGCCTTTGCGGCCTCTTTACTGACAATGCCGAGCTTCTCCAGCAACCAGGAAACGCCGGATTTCAGGGAATCCAGCGGATGCATGACCATATTCAGCCCTTCCGCCAGTGCCTCCCCGAATCGCCGCCCCATTGCCGCTGCGCTCTGCAGTTCGGCAGAGGTCGACTTAACGGGCGTCAGCAGATCAGTAAACCAGCCCCACAGCGCCTGCACTTTGTCGCCAATCCACTGGAACACGGGCTTAAGCGGTTCGAACGCTGCACTGATGGGACCTGCCGCCGCTTTGAATCCTTCCACCACGCCACCGAGAAATGCGGTGATGGATTGCCAGTATTTCCAGACAACCAGCGCCACGCCCGCCAGTGCAGTAACCACAAGACCTATCGGACTGAGCAGAGCACCTAACAGACCAGATACCGGGTCCTGCAGATCCCAGAACACATCAGCAGAAATTCCGGTGACACCGTTCACGCCCACGTTGGACAGGCTTTTGTGCCATCCAGTCTGCTCATCAATTTTGGCGCGCAGACCGAGCGCACGGGCGGTGGCATATGCCGTTGCTTCGGCATTCAGCACCGTGTCCCAGCCAGTAAAGTCAGGCCAGATCAGCATCCCTTCGCGCTGGCTGAAGTTTTCGCGGTAAGTGATCGCCTCCTGCACTGTCTTGCAGCCATACGCTGACAGGTAAGCAAACCCACGCAGGCTTTGCGCCACGCTCAGCAACTCAGTAGCTACCGCCTTGGTGTCGTGGCCTGGCACGCCGAGAATGCGCGGTTTAACGCCGAGCTGTGACTGGGCAGATAACAGGGCTTTCATACCTGTTTTTTTACCTTCAGCAGTCACTGCGCCGATGATATTGGTCGTGGTTTCTTCTTCCGTTTCACCCTGCGGCACACGCACAACAACGGTCACGGGTTTTGCCTGGTCAGCGATGGCATCCAGCGAGCGGGCCAGTGTGCCGGACTCACCCGCTTTACCGCTGGCAGTCAGCACATCAGTGATCAGCACGGGTTTATTAAGAGGAAACATTTTTGCATCGGCATCATCGCCCGTGCAGACCATCCCCACGATGGCGGTGCTCACCGTGGTAATGGATCGGGTGCCTTCGTTGACTTCAACAACGCGCACCCCGTGGTGGTAATCCTGAGCCATAGCGGCGAACCTCCTGATTGGATTAGGCTTCGCCCTATGTTGAAGTGATTGTGCCCGACAAACAGCTAAGTGTAGTTGTACAGTTATTCACACAAAATGACGGTATTTGTCTGCTTGCAGGGATAATCAAAATTATGCTGATTCAGGGGGATTCATTGCTCTTATTTGCCGGAAATTTTCTATAAATGGTAGAAACGCCCACATCAAAAATCAGTGCAATACGCTGTCTTGATTCTCCGGCCTCGAGTAAACGTCCAATCTGTGCCCACTGTTCGGTGGTCAACTTAGGACGGCGTCCACCTACTCTGCCTTTGGCGCGAGCTGCAGCAAGCCCCGCCCTGGTACGTTCAACTATCAGTTCGCGCTCCATTTCAGCCAGGGCCCCCATGACATGAAAAAAGAAACGTCCCATTGGGGTACTGGTATCAATACTGTCAGTCAGGCTTCGGAAATTCACGCCACGCTGGCGCAGATCTTCTATCAGCGTAACGAGATGCCGCATACTGCGCCCCAACCTGTCCAGCTTCCAGACAACCAGAGTGTCACCTGCCGATAATGTCCTGAGCAGTTTTTTCAGTCCCGGTCTGTCGGACTTAGTGCCACTGATTTTGTCCTCAAAAATCCGCTCACATCCCGCGCAGTTCAGTGCATTACGTTGCAAATCGGTGTTCTGGTCATTTGTTGACACGCGTACATAGCCAATAAGCATGATCAATCCCCTGAATAAAAACCGGGGATGATGCCAGTTAGTCGTAATCGCTGCATTTTCTTAAACGTTGGTTTGAGAGAAGGTTCATTTGGGTTCAGAAATCTGGTTGCCTTCACAACGGCTGGAGTAACAAGCTGGACTGTTCCTGAAGAGTTGCGCAAAGGAAGAAAATGTTACGTCAAAGTTATTGGTGGCGGTGCGTCAGGAGGGATAGGTTCAACAACCGCTTCAGCCGTTACATGTGGCGGAGGAGGTGGTGGGGGCGGAGTTGCTGAGGGGCTGGTAGATTTAACTGGTATAAACAGTGTTTCGATTACGGTTGGTACCGGTGGTGCGCCTGTGTCTGGTATTTCTGTAAACGGTAAAAATGGTGGCTCGAGCAGTTTCGGGACTTACATGTCAGCTTCCGGAGGCTATAGCGGAGGCCAGCCTTCCGGAGGGTTAGGCGCAGTTGGTGTCGGGGGAACAATTAATATATCGCTTGGGCCAGGTTCTCCAGGTTCCATTGCTTCTGCCGCATCGGGAGCTGGTAATGGTGGTTCTGGTGGTGGCCCCGGAGGAGCAGGTTCATTCAGAGATACAGCTAACGGAAAAGCGGTATCAGCAGTTGGGCCTGGAGGTGGCGGAGCTGGATTATGTCCTAATTCATCAACGGGTCAGTCGGGTGCCGGAGCAGATGGCGCAGTTTATATTTACTGGTGAGGTTCATATGTGGGCAAGAATTGAAGAAAATAAAGTAGAAGAGATAACGGAAATTAATCCTGAAGGAAGATTCCATCCATCATTAATATGGAAAGAATGCCCTGCTGACACACAGCAGGGGGATTTATATATTGATGGTGAGTTTATTGCGCAGTCTCCGGCAGTTCAGGCCAGATAACATCCGGCGCGGTGCTGGTATCTGTTGCCGTCACCGCGTCAATGTAATCCAACACCGTGTTAAGTCGGCTGGTTTCTGACTGCGTCAGATTCCGTCCGGCCTGTAATTTCAGCTGAATCAGACTAATGGAAGCCATTGCAGTATCAATCAGTGACTGACGCTGTGCTTCTGCCGCGTCTACTGCGGCGCTATGCTGTGCCTCAGTATCGGTCACCCATTTCTCACCATCCCATTTATCGTATGGCGTTAATGGGGCGATAGTGGTTGTATTTTCGGGGTGATCACCCGGTGCTGTGATTTCTTTGGCATCTCCCGTTTCGGTGTTATAGACGATTTCACCGCGATGGTCTGGCACATATTCCCATGAATTTAAATCTACAGAACGGCAAATTGTATAACCAGCCTTATATGTACCAGGAGCGTCTAAACAGGAATATGCTGGAATACCGACACCCACTGCAAGATATTCAGTTGATGCAGAAATATATTCCCGAGTTTCACCATCGTAGTTATAGACGGTAATATTCCCCGCCTTCGTGGCAATAAACTCGCTATTTAATACTGCGTTATCCATTATGCAGCCCTTACGATAAAGTTAAATGCAATATTTCGTGGACGGGTCTCACTCCCGCCAGTATTACCGATACTCCCTCGTGAATGAAGTGTCGGTGATGGGATCAGACTCCCTCCTGTATTTGTGGCATCAAGTCCCCGTCCTTGTGTGTATGTTTTTTTGAAAATCGTAGCCAGTTCCCATTCATCTTTTGTGTCGTAACCATCATTGGCAACAACAATATGGCGGTGTTTTTCCAGCATCCCAGCCTGAAGGCTCAATAAAGCACGTCCAGCATCAATACCACGCCCGTCATCCCAGCCACGAATAAACTCACCACGTAAATCTGGCAATTTATTTGTCGGGTAAGCCTTTGCCAGTTCCGGGTATTCTTCAGCAGAAAAAGCTGCTCCGTTGCATTTCAGCCAGCCTGTTGGCGGAGTGGCTGAAGGCCACGGAACAGGGACACCAACAGGTAATGCAGAGCCTTCTCCCAAACCAACGTTTAAGAAAATGCAGAGATTATGGCTAACTGGCATCATCCCCGGTTTTTACTCAGGGGAATGCTCATGCTTATTGGCTATGTCCGCGTATCAACAAATAACCAGAATACGGAATTACAGCGTAATGCGCTGGAGTGTGCAGGATGTGAGCTGATTTTTGAAGACAAGATAAGCGGTACAAAGTCCGACAGACCAGGACTGAAAAAGCTGCTCAGGACATTATCGGCAGGTGACACGCTGGTGGTCTGGAAACTGGACCGACTGGGGCGCAGTATGCGGCATCTTGTCGTGCTGGTGGAGGAGTTGCGCGAACGAGGCATCAACTTTCGTAGTCTGACGGATTCAATTGATACCAGTACCCCAATGGGGCGCTTTTTCTTTCATGTGATGGGTGCCCTGGCTGAAATGGAGCGTGAACTGATTGTTGAACGAACAAAAGCTGGACTGGAAGCAGCTCGCGCACAGGGACGAATTGGTGGACGTCGTCCCAAACTTACACCAGAACAATGGGCGCAGGCCGGGCGATTAATTGCATCAGGCGTTCCTCGCCAAAAGGTGGCGATCATCTATGATGTTGGTATATCGACACTGTATAAGAAGTTTCCGGTCGGAGATAAATGAAACCGTAGCACGTCGTATGCAAGAAGATCGTGCTGCGGTTTATGCTTATCACTTAAAGACTCAAAAATTAGGTGAGTAACGGACCGGGGACATAGCTCCTTTTTTTCTTAATTCATCTGGTATTTTTTTTCCAAGATAAAGATTTGCTATTTCAGGTGGGGCTTCTCGACCTTCAAAACCATAGCGAGAACTTTGTGTTGCCTCAAAGTCCGGATCCTCGTCCCAGTATTTCATCGTAGGGAAATTTTCACGTGTTGATTTGAGCCATTTATCAGCAATGAAAACCCCTCGAACGATCCCCCTTACAGTAGCAAGAATGACTTCTGCTTGGCTGGCGCGAGAGACATTAATGCGCCAGCTAAATCGAACCGCATCATAAAGCTCTGAATCCTTTGCACTTCTGTTAACGGAAATCATTAATGCTTTATGATGAAATGTTATGGTTTCGGGTTGATATGTTGCTATCAACTCTTTGACATGCGCGGCGCCGAATTCATTGCTGCCAGCACCATTCATGATATTCGTTAACCCAGGGTAGGCATCAATAAGTGCTGCTTCAACTTCGTACGCCGTCTTTTCATCAGTCATTCCGTGTCGATGGATGACATGGATAACCTCAAGTCCTGCTAACCTTATTTCTCTAATTTGCTTTAGCTTGTTGCTCAGTAACTCGTCATCATCAGTCGCTGCCACTTCACCGCGCATATGGGCAAATACGCGGTTACCTTTGCCTTTCCCTACATAGAAGGTGCTTCCGTCCCTCGGATCAATCAATCGGTATACATACCAGCCAAGGTGTTCAATTACTCCAGAAGGAAACTCAGTAATATCCATTTTGCAATATCTATGAATTATTTGTGAGACGTATATTAATGAACATTGCAAGGGCTCACAACCAGTAGTGTTGAGAAAACCATCGGGGAAATGAGGCTAAGTCTTTGAATTTACATAGTACAAAAAAGATACTTTTCCTCATAATGTGAATTAATTTTATGTTTCGTTTGATGATTGGACCGGTCTCGAAAACCGGAGTAGGGGCAACTCTACCGGGGGTTCAAATCCCCCTCTCTCCGCCACTTTATCAATGACTTATCTCCCGACTTCCCGCCTTGCTTTTCCTAAACAGAACAATCGTAGAATATTCTTGAAGGGTTAGATCGTCACTGTTTTCTGTTCGATACTGTGACATTCAGCACTTGATTCGCTATGGATCTGACAGGAAGGTTTCGAGCGAAAATCTGCAGTTATTCAGTCGTTTTCTTATCGGTCACCATTATTCTTTTAGACATTGATCCTACAAAGCTGCCGCAAAGTTGGTGGTGGGAACTGAAGTTGCGTAGAGAAGGGGTCAATACCCGGAGGCAAACATGGGCTGGCAAAAGTGTAGCGGTATTAGGCGCAGCTATTTAGCCTAGTTATGTTTTATGAAAACTTGATATCATATAAGTGTCTTACTTATTGGCTGTAAATAAGTTTTTCCTAAGGAATTGTTTCTTGAGTATCATTTGTAACTGTAACGGAATTTATAATCCTTTGCTTTATTGTTACGGTATTTTTTATCACACCCTATTTTTAGTGGTTTTTTATACTGAAGTTTGGCAAAGTGAACTTTATATACATATACTTCATCCTAGTTTCAGTTAAATTGGGTGGATGATATGGCAACTACATGTTCAGTTATATTGATTTTGGAGTCCTTTGATGTTTATTTCGGAAAAGAGAGTGTGTTTCTGGAGAGAGGTTCATCTGTACTTGTCGACTCTAGCTCTAGAGATTTTTTCCTGACATATCCTGAAAGAGTGATAGTGGCGGATTTTGGCGCTGAGTTTATTAGTCGCTATTTGAAAGCTAATAACTTAAGGGATATTTCTGATTGTAGGGAATATCCATCTTATTTAAAAATAAACTTTGCTGACTTCAGTTTAATTAAAGGATTAATTAGTTGGGCTAATCACTGTGCTGAATACATAGAAATTTTTGATGAGTCTATTGCTTTTACATGTCTCTCTGCATTTTCTTCTGAAAAACAATTTGGAGTATTTCTGTTTGGATGTTTGAAAAGCACAGGGGCTAAAGTTAAAACGATTATTCATACGGATTTATCTGCACCATGGCGTCTTAAGGATATATCATCAAGATTATATCTCAGCGAAAGTTTACTAAAGAGGAAATTGAAAGAAGAGGGGGTATCATTCAGTAAGATCATACTTGATGAGAGGATGCAAATGGCTGAATATTTACTCAGCACTCGTTGTTATCCTATTAGTAAAGTAGCTAAGGTCTGTGGTTATGCCAGTGTCTCATACTTTACTTATGTATTTAGACGTTATTTTGGTGTTTCTCCAAGTCAATACTCTCAGAGGAGTTCAGAAAGTAAAATTCTTACTCACCAGGGAATCTGATCATTGTTCTTGCCCCCTTATTTCCAGACAGGGGGTGTATCTTAAGTTAACGTTACCCGCTGACGTCGATATTCTCGCGGAGAGCGATAACCCAACGCACTGTGCGGATGGTTTTCATTGTAATGTTCGATCGCCACTGCAAGATTATGCAATGCCGTTCTTACATTCGGTTTCGGCATGAACGCGATGTAGTCTTCCTTCATCGTTTTCACGAACCTTTCTGCAATTCCATTACTCTGAGGACTGCTGATTGCCGTTGTGCAGGGCTCCAGATTCAACTCTCTGGCGAACTGCCGTGTTTCATGCGCTCTATACGCTGAACCGTTATCTGTCAGCCACTGGATGGACTGTTCCGGTACTTTATCGCCAAAGCGTTTTTCTATCGCTCCTAACATGACATCCTGCACTGTCGCTTTATCGTAACCTCCCGTGCTTGCGGCCCAGTCTATGGCTTCACGATCGCAACAGTCCAGGGCGATTCATCTGGGCCAATCCTTGCTCATAACAGGCATTCACTTCAGTCATGGCAGAAAGGTATGCATGCTGGAGAAGTCGTGAAAGAAAAGAAGACTGCTGCGCCGTTTGTCGTCACGTTTATCTTCATTGGCTATGCAAGTCGTAATACAAGGTGGGACAAAACTGAGACACATAAGGCCTCGCAATGGCTTGCAAGGCTTTACATGTTTTGATGTGGTGGGACGTGTGAGCGCAGTGTTGATGGGGTAATGCTTTGAATTAGAAGCGGATTCTTATAATTCGTAATGCGAAGGTCGTAGGTTCGACTCCTATTATCGCACCATTCTAACGTCTCCCCAAGTCTACTCAAGTATTTAAAAACCTCTTATAATCAGTATATTAATGCCCCTTTTAGTCTTTTGACGTCTATTTAAGTACCCCAAACTCTACAAGCAATTGAGGGGATTTGCTGTTCAGTTTAGTGGAGATACCCCCAAGTGAAACTCAATGCCCGTCAAATAGACACTGCCAAGCCAAAAGAGAAGGCTTACAAGTTGGCTGATGGTGGTGGTCTGTACCTCCTGGTAAAACCTGGTGGAGGAGAATATTGGCGTCTCAAGTATCGTGTAGCTGGTAAAGAGAAGCTGTTAGCACTAGGTGTGTATCCTGAGGTCACCTTAGCTGATGCTCCTGCAAAACTTGAAGAAGCTAAAAGAGGTATCTCTGGGGGAATCGATCTGATGGAAGTGAAGCGAGAGGAAAAGATTGCCCGGGAAACGCAGTTAAACAACACCTTCAAAGATATTGCCCTTGAGTGGCACAGTAACAAATTATAATCACAATAATAGTGTATATAATTATACATTGTATGCTTGGTAATCATATAATGATAAAAGCTTCCGATAATCAGTATGAGATTTGTCCTTAAACTCCGGGACATGCTTTTCTAAATCTTCCAATGGTATATGTCCATTTATACAAATAAAATTCTAGTGATAAATACCTTCAGGTATGATTAGACAACATCTTTATTCGATGGGGGTTAATCTATATTTGATATCTTTCTTTTAAATAACAACGCCATTAAAAACGCTTTGTTTAATGACGTTTTTTTATTGTTTCCTATATAAAGCCTAACCAGCATAAACATTGGTGGCTCTTATGCTCATTGTAATTAAATGAGAGTGTGATTAATGTCTTTATATATTCTGGTAGTTATTCTCTCCAGAAGAATACATTGTAAGAAGATGACTGTTAGCATGTTTTAACATCAATTAACATTAAGGTTTGATAATAATTTTTTGTTGGCGAGTTCAAATGTTTTCATTTCATCATCTGATAGCCCGCTCCAGATTTTCTTTAGCATTACATTTTGAGTGTTTATTAGTTTTTGAGCAAGTGTAACTCCGTCAGGGGTTAAGCAAATACTTTTGCTTCGACGATCGTTTTTATTATTAATTCTTTTGGCAATATTCTTTTTTTCTAATTTGTCTATGATGTGTGTGATGTTTGTTTTGGAGAATTGTAACTCCTTGTAAATATCAGAAGGGGACTGACAATAATCATCAGACATATATAATGAAACTAACACCATAAATGTTGAAGTGTTTATTCTATACTCGCTCAATTCATTTTCTATAATACTCTGGATTTTGTCATTTACTCTAATATATAAGTGTATTAACAGACTCTCCTGAGCCGGGTATGCCGGATTTTTGATTTTTTTGTAGTTTGTTATAGTTTTTAATAAATCTATATTATTCATAATTCCACCACACGGCAAAAGAAAACTCAT